AGCTCAGTGGTAGAGCATTCGACTTTTAATCGAACGGCCGTGGGTTCGACCCCCACCGGGCTCACCAATAAACCCCTTGAAAACTAACGATTTTCTAAAGTACACCCAAGAGCAAGTGACGCAGTGTGCCAATTTTGTGCCAATCTTTGCGGCGTGTGTCATTGAGCTGCACCGCACCCACGACACCGCTGCCTTTAGATCTCCTCAGACATCCGAAAGAATACTGGTGAGCTTGGCCGTGCTCTCAACCTTCGACAGGTGGGCGTAGCGCCGGGTCATCTGCATCGTGGTGTGCCCGAGAGCGTCCTGTACGTCGGCCAGACCGGCCCCCTTCTGGAGCAGCCAGCTCGCGAACGTGTGGCGCAGGCTGTGAACGGTGGCCTTGCCACTCTGAGCAATGTTCTGGGGCGTGTTCAGCCCGCACGCGTTGATCGCCTTCAGGATGGCGCGGCTCGTACCACCCCGGACACCGCCCAGCTTGCCCTTCTCTCGGGGCCGTCCAGGGAACACCAGAGGCTGCGCCGGGTCACGCACCTTATGCATCCGCAGCAGGACATCCTTAAGCATCGTGGGGAGCGGGGCGAACCGCTCCCGCTGCGTCTTGTTGCCCCAGATGCGGATCACGTTGGCGTCGAAGTCGATGCGGTCCCAGCTGAGCGAGGCCACCTCAGACCACCGTCCGCCGCAGAACGTCAGGGCTACGAACAGATCCTGTGCAGCCTGCATTGTGGCCTGCTCGACGGGCGAGGGGTCGCGTTCGTAGGTCTTCCCGTTCGGCATAGGCGTCGTGAAGGTCCGGTGTGGTGACAGTCGGTCGTAGACCAGCTGCCACTCCGCGTCGGTCAGGTAGCGGGTCTTCTGAGGCAGCTTCGGGATACGCCAGCTGGTGATCTCTGGCACGCGCCGTCCGAGCGCCTTCGAGTGCCTCACAGCTGCCCTGATGTTCTTGATCTCATGGGCGATGCTCACCGCGCCGTTCTTCTCGCGCGTCCGGGCCTCCACGAGGTTTTGCAGATGCTGCGGGGTCAACTCGTGGATGGGCATATCAGGGTCGAGGTTCCAGCGTCGGCCTGAACTGGCCAGCTTACCGCACGTCTTGTTCGCATAGTGAGCCGACCGCTTGTGCCATGTCTTGCCGAGCATTTCGAGGTTCGACCGGTAGGACTCAAGGCAGGCTTGGAGGGACCAGATGTCCCCCTTAGGCGCAGTGTTCTCGGCCTCGGCCACGATCTCAGCGGCGCGCTTGGTGGCGGCACGCTTCTCGGTCTCCCTGGTGGAGACCCGGTGACGCCTGCCGTTGCCGTCAGTGAAAGAGACCCACCAGAACGGTGAGCCTTCGCGCTTAGCGATATTCATGCAGCCTCCTTGCTGTTCTCGACGCCTTTCGACGGGTCAGCTCCCAGGTGTGACGCCATGTGCATGGCCACCCAGGCAGGAACGTCCGAGATGCCGAGAATTGGCACCGTGTGACGCTCTTGGTTACGGGAGGACACGAGAACTACCGAAGTTTCGACAAGGGAAACCTGAGGAAGGACCTTCCAGACCTCCAGAGGTTCAGAGAGACCCTTGGAGTAGGCGCTGAAGACGGTCGCGCCGTCGTCGATCTCGATAGTAATCATCTAGTTTCCTGTTTCTGATCATTGGTTGCTGGGCTCCCCGCCGTAGGGGATGAACACGCGAGATTCGAGCTGCGAAAGCTCGTCCTTGATGGTCGGGTCCTCACCGGGGAACATGATGTCGAATAGGTGAGGGTTGCTGTACCGAAGTATAACTTTTGAGAACGTGTAGACGTCGAAGTCCAAGATGCGGGCTATGTCGGCATAGCGTTCCGGGGGTAGCGGGTCTTTACCGGTCTCCCAGCTCGATATCTTGGGGTTCGAGACGTCCAGTTGCTTAGCCAAAGCAGCCTGGGTGAGACCGAGCGCGTCACGGCGTTCGCGCAGGTAGACGCCCACGCGAGAGTTGCAGAGTCTCCGGTAGTTGGTCCCTGAGAGTCCGCGAGAGGCCAGGGGGAAGCTAATCGAACGGGCCATGTGACACTCCATATGTGAAAACGTCTTATTATGACGTTGGGAGGTTAGCTAAGTTGGTATGCACAAGGACGCAAGATAGCTCCCATGGAAAATCAGTTCTCCTCCCAGTTGCCAACTCTATGTTGACTAGATGTCCTTTCCAGTAAGTCATTGCTTCGTGTGACATAAAGATGAATTAATGATCGTGTTAGAGATTAAGACAACATATCAGCTATGCGTTCTTTGAGAGTCTTTGAGATGTCGAGAGACTCCTTACCGAGTCTCAATTGATAGACACCAATGCATAGATAACCAAGATTAGTCGATCATAGAGATCTAAGAGGTCTTAAAGAGGTCTTACAGAGGTCTTGGAGAGGCGGGGAGGGTGTTCATGGGGAGAATTTCTTCTAGTAGCGCACGTATTGATGTACACCCTCTGAGACCCGCAGAAAGCCTGGGTTAACCGAGGTATAACTACTTCAGCCGCAGGCGGTCAGTGGTCGGCGTCAGTGTGGCCCTCCTCGTCGACTTCGAGAAGATCGACATGGAGGCGTTCGTCTTCATCGTGTGCTTGTACGGCGAAGCAGGTTGCGCTGGTGCCCTCGCGCTGCATGATCTCGAACGCTTTACGAGCGGCCTCGTCATGATCGCGCGCTTCGATATCGATTTCCCATGTCACAAGAAAAGTTTTCATTCGGACCTCCATGTTGGCCGGATTGCCACCAAGAGCGGCGCGCGATGTCGCCGCACTCAGAAGCAGCCCAGAGTCAGGAGGCGAACGCCTGGCGGGACGTTGCGCGGTACTTCGAGAGCAGAAAGGCCACGTAGTAAGCGCGTCGGTCGGGATTGGCCGATAGCCATTCATGGGCCTCGCCAAAGGTTGCAGCCGGTTCACCGCGTTCGGTCAGCGCCGCGTCGAGAGAGCGCCAGCGGTCGATAAATGGGCCGGTGAGCATCACGCCGGTCATGGGGTTGCTCATGCCGCCACCTTCAGACGCTGGGAGGCGCGCATCGTGACCATGACCGCTTGGATTAACTCATTGTTGGCGTTCCGCGCGTTCTCCAGGCGGGCATAAGCGGTCGTCACAGCACGCGCGGCGAATTGCTGGGAGACACGGTCAGCCTTGGTGCGGATCATGTAGTCGTACCGGCGGACGGCTGCGTCATGCGCCGCTACAGCAGCCTCGAAAGCGCGGTGCTCAGGGGTATCGTGGATAGGGTTCGGCATAGTCATGGACTCCTCTTTGTGATGTCGACTAGGTCAGCCAGTCGTGACGCAGGGCGCGCGGTGTCGCCCTGTATCAAGACAGGTTGATGTCCCCTCTGTTAAGCCGGGCAGTCGCAGAGTTCCGTGAGTTTCGCGCGTGCGGATGCTAGGGCATCGCCCAGAAGCTCATTCGCTACCTCCTGTAGGTACGAATTGTCCGAACCTGGGTAATTCCCTTCGATGCCCCAAAGGGCGTGATCGTATTGCCCCACTAGCTCGACATCAGCGCGCTCCACGGTCACCGCTACACCGTAGTAATGCCATTCGTCGTCACACCACGCCTTGAGGACCTTGAAGTCCTGCATAGCGGCACGCGCTGCGTATGCTTTGAGGCTCTCGCCTTCTTTACGTCCGTCCTTGATGCCCCAACCGTCGTGGCGGGCAGTCTTTACCGCCTCTTGGAAGTCGTAATATCGACGGCTGCGCCGGTCCTCGCAGAGAACCAGCTCGCCCGGCCGCTTGTCGCGTGTCGTCCAGTCAGACACGGAGCCGTGACCACAATCACGTTCCCAAGGGGCTTCATTGACATCGTCCAAGTAGACCGAGGCGGTGCAGGTCATGCCGTCTACCACGCAAGTGATCGTGTCGCGGTCGCATACGAAGTCATCGAAGCCTTGGGTGAACATGGTTAGGTCCTTTCTGTTGTTCGTCTGGTAGTCAGGAAGCCGGTCACTAGGTGCGACCGGTAGCCAGACTGTCAGATGTCCTGTCTGTTAATGGTAGATGCCGGCTTGCTTAGCTGCGTGCTCAATCTCCGGCCACGCCATGATGTGGCAGCCCGCACGCATGGTGCCGTCTGGTGTGATGTGATCAACTTGGAACTGACCGACAGGCATGATCTCACCGTTACGATGCCATGCCCTTCCCGTCGTCATGACCAGCTGAACGGCACGGAAGACCTTAATGGCGTCGCTGAGCGGGACGCTCGCTCCCATGCTGGTTTGCAGTTCATCACCGATCACCCGCATGTAAGCGCCGCCCTGTGGTGTGGTCCCGTTATAGTAAACATCGGCTCCAGCAAGCCACGCATTCCGCCGCGCTTCCTGCTCCACGTGCTGGCGCGCCCTTCGTTCTGCCAATGCGGCCTCTTGGGCGGCTTCGCGCGCTATCCTGGCGGCTTCACGCTTGGCTACGGCAGGCTGCGCCATGTATTTCTCAAAGCGCGCGTTGAACGCGGCATGTGCTGCCTCTTGTTCCGCCGTGAAGTCTACGCGGGCAAGGCCAAACGCATCCGCAAACCGATTTGCACGGTCAACAGCATAGTAGCCCGCACTAGCTGCCCTAACATCCCCGTTCGCATACTGGCCGGCTGCGAATGTTCCCATGCGTGCCGTCGCGTGTGCCTTGAATGCATCACGGCATTCGCTCAAGAGCCACGCGTAATTAGCCTCAATCTGGTCGTCAAAGTCCCCGATGAACGGCACTTCAAAGCAGCGATTAGAAGGCAGCGCTGAGCGTGCTGCACGCATCTGAGCGCTAGTCGTCACGCTGTACTTACGGTTTGTCAGGAGCGCCACGCGTCCGCCGTCAACAGTCTGCACAATGCGTCCGACTGTGGTGCGGTAAGACTTCAGGATGACACCGTTGAAACTGAAGTTCCGGCTTGCCGTGTATGCTTCGTCTTGGCTCTGGTTCGCCCATAGATGCGCAACCATGCGCTTATCCACTACACGTTTTACCATGTTAGCTAGTCTCCTTGCTGAATGCTCATTGTTTCCGGGCGGTGTGCCCATGGTCATCATACAGCCAGGGCTTGTGTGGTCAAGCAACATCGTGTTGCGCTTTGTGTTAACATTGAGGGTTTAGAACGCTATTACCGCATTGCTGTCATGCATAGACATCAATACGTGCGCTATTGATGAACGCCAGGGCTAAGCGCTGCAAAGCGTATCCCGACGCCCGATTGCCTATTTTTTGTCTTCACTTAGGCATTGCCTAAAAACTAGACATCTCGTTGTGTCGTCTCACGGAACAACCGAACGTCTCATGGTATGAGACGCTGCCTGGACGCATGACCGTGGATGTCACCAAGTCATGGCGATGTCGTCACACAATGCCATGACGTTCGATTGTTAATCGTATGTCGTGCAGTAATCATGTAGATCATTGCTTGAAGATTGATGACTGATCATCGATTGTGTCGCAGATTGTGTCACGACGTTTGATTGACGCGAGCGTGACGCGAGTTTGACGACGAAAACACGGGCACCGGGTAGCAATCCACAAGGATTTCAAAAAACCGGCTTCAGTTGTTGTTATTATCGTCCTCCTCCCACTCTGGGTGTGACGGAACGCCGCGCCGAATGCTGACCCACCGGGGTCTCTCATCGCCTCTCCCAGACCTCCACCCCGACCTTCGAGAACCCCCTAGTCATGCCCCTAGAGTCCGCGAGTTTCATTTCGCAGTTGAATCCATCCTGGCCGCTGCTCTCCGACACCGTTGAGAGCACCCAGGCCCACCTGACCCTCATCAAGTCCGTTCTCCAAGGAAGCTTCCCGAACCTCGGCGCAGCCGCTGTGATCGGCACCGCAGCCGCCCTCAATATCGCCTCAGCGGCGTTCAACGGTGCCGTCCTGACGATTCCCAACACCGGCACGACAGCCGGTCAGCTGGTGATCACAGCGCCTGCCAGCGGTAACACCGTCACGCTCTCCACCGGCACCACCGTAACGACGACCAACGGGACCACCACGATCCCCGGCGTCGGATTCCAGCTGATCTCCCAGGCTCCTGCGGACAGCGGCGTGACTCCTGCGCCGGTCACCGAGCTAGCGTCCGATGGCGAGGGCAACCTGACCGCCACGACGTCTCTTACGGCACCCGCAGTCACCTCCAGAACCTATACGCAGACCTTCGGGTCTGGAACGACCGAAACCACGGTTACCGGCGGCATCGTTCCGTCTGGTGGGATCATCATGTGGGCTGGCGCAGCCACAGCGATCCCTGCGGGATGGTATCTGTGCGATGGCACGAACAACACGCCGGATCTGCAGGACCAGTTCATCGTCGGTGCCGGCAAGACGTATGCTGCCGGGGCTACAGGCGGCGTGGCCAGCGTGACCCTCACGGTCGCCAACCTTCCGACACACACCCACACGCTGACTGATCCTGGTCATACGCACACAATCGCTGATCCTGGGCATAATCACGGCGTGGTCGACCCTGGGCACGCTCACGGCGTGTACGACCCCGGCCACAGTCATAGCTATCAGGATCAGGTAGCGCCCGGCGCCGGTAATACGCAGAACTATCCTGGCGCTCCCTCAACATCGCAGACGAGTACGGCATATACCGGAATCGGAATTGAGGCGAGCACCACTGGTGTCCACCTGAACGCTGCGGCCACTGGAATCACGAACTCCTCGGCCACCACCGGTATCACCCTGGGCAGCACTGGTAGCGGGACGGCATTTGGCAACCTGCCACCGTACTTTGCCCTCTGTTTCATCATGAAAGCATAACGAGACCTCAATGCCGATCATCCCTTATCGCGAACTCGCGACAAAGGGCATTCTGACGGACCCATCACCCTACGAGCTGGATGGCCAGTCGTGGTCTGGCGGGTCCAACGTCAGGTTCGACAGCCAGAAGGCCATGAGAGCGCCTTGCTGGCGTTCGGTCTATCCCGGTCTGGCGAAAGTGCCCGCATTCGCCTTCGGTTACACGCCTTCATCGTCCATCGATCAGATCATGGTGGTAGCGTCTGACGGAACTCTTTCAGCCTATGCCAACGGTGCTGTCGTCGACGTTTCACCGACTGGCTATACGCCGCTCGGAAGCGTCGACACGGCCTATACTTCGACTGAGCTTGGTGACGTAGTCTACATCAACAACCCAGCGATGGCCGCGCCGCTCTACTACGGGCCGACATCGGGTCAGTTCGCGCCGCTCCCTGGTTGGGGCTCGGGCTGGTCCTGTCGGTCTCTCAGGGCCTTTGGTGACTACCTCATGGCGTTCAATGTGACCCAGGGAGATTCCGCCAATCCGAATATGGTGATGTGGAGCGATTTGACGCTCTATGGCGCACCCCCGGCAGACTGGAGCTATGACGATCAGTCCTCCCTGTCCGGCCAGAACCCCATTGAAGGACTCATATCGCCGCTCGTCGATGGATGTGTCCTCGGTGATGCCATGATCGCCTATTCGGCGGATGAGGTATGGGCAATCGTGCAGACTGGAACGCAGGAGATCTTCGCGTTCCAGCAGATTTTCTCTGAGGGAGGACTCATCGCGCCAAATTGCGTCGTGGAGGTCAACGGCCAGCACTATGTGTTCGGCATCGACGACATCTACACCCATAATGGAAGTACGAAGTCCTCAATCGCGACCCAGCGAGTCCGGCAGTTCGTCTACCGGAACCTCAATCTGAAGCTCACCGAGAAGTGCTTCGTGCATCACATGCCTGCTCTCACTGAGATCATGTTCGGGTTCGTGTCTCAGGATGCCGAGGCGTACTTCCAGAATCCACAGAATGGCTGCAATCGAGCTGTGGTCTACAACTACACGAACGACACATGGTCGATCTTGGATCTCCCAGGTATCGTAGCAATGCTTCGGTCTGATGTCATCTTGCAGTTGATCTTCAGTGCTGCTTCCCAGACTTTTGGGCAGATTGGTGGGTCCTTTGGAGATCTTGCGCAGGGCTTCCAGCGTTCTGACGTAGCCGTTAACCAGGCAGTCGTCCCCGGTGTGAACGGAAACCAGATCCTCGCCTATGACTTCGTCAACAAAGGGCAGCTCACATACCCGCCAGATCTCACCTGTAACGCCCCGGCCTACTTGACAAAGACCGGTATCGACTTGGATACCGAAGGCAGTGACCTGACGACCTACAAGACCGTGAAGCGGATCTATCCGCAGGTGAACACATTCGCCAGCATCCCGGTGCAGATCGATGTTGCCTCCCAGATGACGCCAAACTTCCCGCTATCCTATACACCGACCGTGTCGTTCGATCCGACGCAACAATACAAGGTGGATCTGAGGCAGGGTGGTAGATACATCGGGATCACCTTCACGGTGAACAACTTGGCGGACTTTGAGGTCGCTGGGTTTGACTTCGATGTGTTCTCCGCAGGGAGACGCTGATGGCCGCTACGACAACCACGTCTCTCCCAGCGGCATCAAGCTCGGTCCCGCAGCCTTACGTACCGACACAGCCTCCCCAGGATACCACGGGTATCGTGAAGTGGGTCTACACGAACCTGAAGCTCATCATGACGGCTATCAACCAGCTCGTCATCATGACCCCACAGTCGGCTATTCGAGCCCCCGCTAAACCACAGGATGGCATGCAGCGTCTCGCTCGTGCTCCCTGGTGTCCCATCACGGCTAATGAGACGAATGTCTGGGTCTATTGGGATGTCACCGCCAACTCTGGCCTCGGCGGCTGGGTGGCTCTCTAGCCCCACACAAGGAACACCGATGGGACACCAAATAGTAATACCAGTCATCCGCAGGGGTGACTATGAAGTCGCGTTCGAGCAGTTCGACGACTTCACGTTCGTCCATGTCCGTGTCCATAAATGGAGCCACTCTGTAGCGCGTAAAATGCTTGCAGAGTGGCTGGTCCTTCTTGATCTTCACGGCGGGCCGATCCACGCACTCAACTTGCGTGGTCCCACTCAATTGAAATTTCTCCGCCTGTTCGGCTTCTCCCCCTGTGGAGAATGCAAGGACATTGACGGTAACCCCTGTATTCTTTACCGAAAGGACTGACCTATGGGCGGTCTCACTGGAGGCGCTCAAGGCTCCTCCTCTAACAGCACCTCAAACTCCTCAAGCACCTCGACACCTTGGGGACCACAGGTTGGGGATCTCACTGGAATCCTCGGCGCAGCATCTGCCCTCTATGGTTCCCAGGCGGGGAACGACACGTACAACGGCCAGACCTACGCCGGGATCAATCCGCAAGAGGAAGCTGCCGCACAGCAGGAGCAGTCTTTCGGAATGGGTGCCGGAAACCAATTAGCCAACAGCGGCGCAAGTGGTCTGTCGAACCTATTCGGCAACGCGGGAGCCTATAGCACCAACGCTACGAACATGGCGGCGAACGGAACAGCAGCTGCCAACAGCGGCGACATGTCGACCCTGAATGGATACGGTAACGGTAGCCAGACGGCTAACCTCGTGAATAGCGGGCTGTCTAACGCGTTGAACTCGGCCGGGACCAGCGGCGCGAATTCGATTAACGGTTTCCTGGGGAGCCTGCAGAACGTCTCCAATCAGGCGACACAAGATCCCACAAAGCAGATCCAGAGTGATGCATCGAGCTACATGAACAGCCCCGCCCTGCAGAACTCCATCAACTCCACCAATGCGGGCATCGAGAACACGCTGAACCAGCAGACGCTCACGGGCATCAACAGCTCAGCCGCTATGGGCGGAACGCTGAACTCCTCACGGGCTGGCGCAGCGAATGCTGAGGCGGAAGGGCAGGCGGCTCTTGCAATGGGCTCTGCGGACGCCTCGCTGGAGAACAACGCGTACAACACCGGTATCAGCACAGCGACGAATACCTACGAGAATGGTCTGAACACGGCTGCAAGCGCGGCCAACAGCGGTATGAACGACGCGCTCGGCGCTGCCAGCACGACGGCGAACCTTCAGAACAACGAGGGTCAGTTTAACACGTCAACCGCCCTCAGCGCAGCCAACAGCGGTATCGCGCAGCAGCTGGCATCCGAGGGTCTGAACGCAAATACGGAGCTGAATGCAAACTCGCAGCTTGGCCAGGGAATCTTCGATGCGTCCCTCGGGACAGGAAACGTGATGAACGCAGCTGGAACAGCGGGTGAGCTAGGCGGTGCCTATGGCAGCCTTCTACAGTCGAACCAGCAGGGTCAGGACACGGCGAGCTATAATCAGTGGCTCGGTAATCTTCAGACCCCATGGTCGATCCTAGGGGCTTACTCTGGCATCGCCAATGCACCGAACTACCCTTCGACGACGTCGACTGGCACCACCAGCGGCAGCAGCCTGGGCTGGAACGTCGGCGCAAGCGTCGGCGGTAAGTAAAACCCGAACTCAACACAGGAACAACCTAAATGGCAGTTACTATGGCCTCCAATGCGCCGATGTCGTTCGGAGGTCTTCCGATCAACCCGCTGACGGGCCAGCCGTACCTGCCGGGTGCAGGTCCGATGGGAGGGTCTCAAGCCCTTCTCGGAGGCCCTACAGGTTCTCCGCAACAGGGGGTGGGGCAGCAGCAGCCGCAGGGGGCTGGATCTCCGACCCCTCCGCAGCAACCTCCGATGCCCCCGCCGCAACCACCGCAGCAGCCTCCTCAAGGCGCTCCGATGCCGCCTCAGGGCGTTCCCCAACAGCCGGCGCAGTCCTCGCAGCAGCCCGACCCTGTTGCTTCTGCACAGGCCAAGCTCGCTTCTCTCGGACCAGCTCAGAATGTCCCCACGATCCCCGCCACCCCTGCCCAGCCACAGGGTCAGCAGGGCCAGCCTCAGGGCCAGCCTCAGGGCCAGCCGCAGCAGGCGGCGTGGATGTCCTACAAGCCGAACATCTTCAAGTTCGAGAGCAACGACGGGACGCAGGCCGGTAATGGCGGCGGCGCTGGGCAGTATGAGCCCTCGCTCCGCGCTCAGTTCGAGGCGCAAAATCCGCAGTTCAAAGGTCAGAACGTCAACAATCCTGACTACCAGAACGCAATCTATAACTGGAACGTCACTACGCAGATCGCGCCGGCATTCCAGAAGAACGGCATGAGCATCAACGATCCCGGCGCTCTGTACGCAGCTCATGCGCTCGGTCCCGCAGGTGCGGTCGCCCTGAAGCAGGCAAACCCGAATGCAAGCGCAGAGGACGTCATCAAGTCTCTGCCGGGGGGCTCCCAGGACATCAAGGGGAACCCTGAGCTGTTCTCTGGGAACGCAACCGCCGGATCTGCGCTTGCCCGTGCGGCATCTATCGCCACAACTGGATCTCCGGGCGGCGTCTCCACGCAGGGCGGTCAGGCTGGTCCTACTGGCGCTGGGCTAGCGGGCTCTCCGCAAGGTGGCTCCTCCGCTCTCCAGACTATGATGGCGCAGCTCCCACAGGCTCCGACGCTCCAGACCCCGCATCTCAGCGGGTGGCGCGCATTCCTGGGTGGTCTCGGAGATGGGCAGTTCTTGATGAGCGGCCTGTCCGCGCTCGCACGGAATCCTGCGACCAACGCGGAGATGTCCAACGATACCGCTGAGAAGCAGTACAACCTCGCTCTCCAGCGCGCTCAGTCCAGTATCGAGCTGGCACGCATGAACAAGTCGAGCGTGCTGCCGATGACCCAGTCGGTCGATCCAAAGACTGGGCAGGCGACTATCCTGACGCAGGATGGCTTCGGGAACATCACACCGATGCCTCTCGGCGGTGTCCCCACGACCCTTCAAGGACGCACGATTACCTCTGAGAATGCCGCGCTCAAGGCGGGCGCTGGTATCGACGCAAACGGTCAGGTGAACACGCCACAGGTTATGAACCCGCAGACGGGTCAGGCAATGCCGGTCCCTGGCGCACCCCAGCCGGCCCAAACGGCTCCCCTCCAGGCACCGACCGGCGACCCCACGAAGTGGTCTGTCGACGACGTCGCGAATAGCTACTTGGCACCTATCGCCATGCAGAGCGCGAACATGCACTACCCCGCGCCGATTGCTGCTGCGGCCATGAAAACTAACCAAGCTGAGTACAATGAGGATCAGCTGGCTGCCCAGAAAGCGCAGGATTCCAAGCTCAATGCTCAGACTGCCATTGACCAGATCAATGCAAATCCAAGCGCCTTTGGGCAGTCCTCGGCGTACAACATCCTGAACCGGTTCCTAACGGATCGTCTTGGCTTCAGCCCGTTCACGGGTGTGACGAATGGCCAAGTCCAGCTCTCGGATGCCTTCATCAAGATGGCAAGCACTGGGCAAATGCACGAAATGCTTGAGAACATGGGCATCAGCCGCGTTACGCAGGGTGAGGTTACGCTCGTCGGACACGCAGCGGCAAACAAGTCGATGCCTCTGGATGCTCTCAATGGCCTGCTCAATCAGGTCGTGAATAGCAGCAATAGTGCGATTGCCGAAGGTCAGATTGGCCGAAGCATCTGGCAGAGAGGTAAGATCAATGCGGTCCCAGGTGGATATACTACCGCGATGACGGCAGCGCAGAACGATCTTGAGCAAGGTAAATATCCGCAGCTCTACAAACCGCGTGTCTCACTCGGTGCGACGAATGCTCCTGAAGACGATCCGACTGCAGGCACGTCCATCTTCAAACCCGGATCAACCACCAACCTGGGCGGGGGATTCTCCCTGACCCTACACTGAGAACTCAATGCCATCCGCTACGCTAAACTATGGCGACCACTCTGCCACGTTGACGTGGGCGGATGGCGCTTCTCAGGCCGATATTCAGGCCCGCGTCAATCAAGCTCAACAAGCCATGATCAGCGCCTACGGGCCGCTAAACTCATCCCCGCAGGCTGCCCAGCAGTCTGCCCCCGCGACGTCCGCGACGTCCGCGACGTCCGCGCCGCAGCCCTCTCAGCCGACCTCTGACAGCCCGATCACCGCGCTCCGCAACTCTGCCGGCGATCTAGTCGGCGGTCTGACGAAGCTCGACAAGATGGGCGATGACTACGTCGCCAAGTTGACCGGCACGAAGCCGAACGCAGGCTTCGATAATGCTGAACAGGCCGTAGGACCGGCTATCAGCGGATCGACGCAATATAAACCAGACCCGCTCAACAGCGCGGGCAATGTCGCCAAAGATGCCGTAGGCGTAGTCGCAGGCGCTGTGCCATATGCCGCAGCTGCGCTAACAGGCCCTGTTGGCCTTGCGGCAATTGGCGGATCATCAGCCGGAAACACCATCAGCAACCGCATGCAGGCGAAGGGCGAAAGCTCTCCGTCTCTCGGTGACGTCGGTGCGGGTGTCGCATCAGCTGCGCTCAACACGGTCGGGGGTGGCTTGGCGCATGGTGTCATGGGACCGACAGCTCGACGCCTCCTGGGATCAACTGCGAATAGCCTCCTGGGCCGAACAGCGCTCAACACGGCAGCCGGTGCGGGGCTTGGCGCAGCCAACAACGTGCTCAACACAGCCGGAACCGGTCAGATGACTGCAGGCGGTGTCGGCCAAGCGGCTCTTCAGGGCGCTGCACAAGGCGGTCTGACGACCCCGGTTGCAGAAGGCGCGAGAGCTGCCGCAGGTGTCCCAGGGACCGCCCTACGAGCTGCTCAAGGCGCTCTAGGTAATCTGGGCGACTCGATAACTGCGCACAACCACGGGCCAATCACCGACTCTGAAGCGGCGTCCATGACCCGCGTCAACAACGACCTGTCGCAGTTCTCCGACCCGGCCAACAACATCCGCCCGAACGCGCCCCTGACGAGCAAGCTGAACGGCTACTCGAAGGCGCTCAAGGCGCAGACCATCGAACTCGGTAATCAGATCTCCCAGCTCCCTGGGATGCCTGAAGACGTCTCCAAGCAGATCATCCAGCCGCTCGTCCAGACGGCGGCGATCCACAACGGCGTGATGCCTCCGAACCTGCGTGCGGCCTTCAACGGCCTGCCGTTGGACGACGCTACGCGGACGACCTTCAACAACGCTCTGGACGACCTCGACACCCTGTCTCAGGGTCGCATGCTGAACCGCCAGAGCGGTCCGTTCCAGGCGTCATTCAGCAAGCTCGGCGGTATCGCCGCCAGTGCGGCACTGGCTACGCACAGCCCGGTGGAAGCCTTAGCCAACTTGGCGCTCGGCGGTCATGCTGAGAATGCCGTAGCCGGAAAGATTGGCGGTCTCCTCGACCGCGCTGCGGGAACCCAAAAGCCTCTCCTTCAGGTCATGGCGAACCCCGCCGCGAAGCAGGCAGCAGCTAACGGATCTCCGGTTGGCCCATCCAGCCTTGACGCGACTGCAGACGCCATCACCAAGCTCAATCAGGTGAACCAGCAGGCCCAGCAAGCCGCGCAGCCCGCCCAAGCCTCGAATGGCAATCCTCTGCTCCCGATCAACCGGGGGAACATCAACGCACTCTCTCAGTTCGGCCCTGATCATCCTGTCGGCGCTGTCGCTCTCGACCAGCTCCAGCAGGCCGGTCTCGTACCAGAGGCTGCAAACGCCATCGCGAAGTTCAATGCGAACCAGCCGGTGGCCGACGCCAAGGCGCGGGTGAAAGCGAATGCCCAGGCTCAGGCGCAGCAAACCGCGCAGGATCAGAAGGACGCCGAGACGGCGGCAGCTCGTGATCGCGCTGTGGCCCAGTCGAACGCGGAAGCCGCTCTCGGCCTCACAGCGCGATCCGTCAACAAGGCGGACAGCCAGGCCGAAAACAATCAGGTCAAACTGAACGCGGCCGACATCACGCCTCAGGGCGCTGATGGGGTCGGTCTTACGGCCATCAACGCGGCGGCTAACCAGCTCGGTCGACAGGCCAAGTCGGTGCGCGCGGCAGGCGGTGAGGTGCAGGAGCCGGATGAGTCTCAAGGAGCCCCTACGGCTGCTCCCGGCGGCTCTACTCCGTCGCCCGTCCCAACAGCCGCGTCGGCGTCTCCAAGCCCTCAGAGCGGCCTCCAGGGACTTGCTGACCACCTGTCAGCCGAATCCCTATGGGGACCGGCGGGGACCAGCCTGAGCCCTGAAGAGCTGAACGCGGGGCTGGCTCACGCAGCTGCTGCTGGGAAGCTCAGCCCGGAGCAGTATGCGGTCCTGAAGGATCACATCGACAGCAACACGCCTGTCCGCAATGACGGCGGGAGGGTCACACCGGCTCTCCAGGCGATCATGCAGCACGCGGTGGCTCTGAAGAACGGGACTCCGGTCCCCGTGAGCACGCCTCCGCAGGCTCCCGCAGCGGCGTCTGGCGATACGCCGGTCATCCGCTCTCCGACCCGGTTCGCGAACACGGTGAAGACCAATCAGGTGTACCTGAGTGATCTCTCCAAGGACGGAACCCCGGTGATCGCGGATACGGCGAACGCCTTGCGCGTGACCAAGTCGGTTCCAGACCGCCAAAAGATTGTTGATGACGCCTACAGCACTCTCTTAGGCGCTGGTGACGTCGTGACCGCCGCACGTCTTCGGACCCTGTTCCGACCTGACCTCATTCAAGCCGGAAAGAAGGCCAAATGACCCAACGACATGATCTCGGGGAGCTTCTCGCTCTCCGGGCACACCTCATAGCAGACCGATCGCTCCCGCAGGACGCTGTAGCCGCCGTGCTCAGCGCCTGTGTGGACGAGTACGTAATTCTCCACCGACCTGAAGCCTTCAAGAAAATCGCGGAGGCTTTACGAAATGTACCGAAAGCTCCCGATGTCATCCAAAACCAAGTGGCCGGAACTGACGCCGGACATGCTCCCACCGCGCGGAGGCCCCAAGGCCCGCCAGCCGGGAAAGGGAAGCCGCCGGCATCCACTGCTCCGCGCAAGGCCTAAAGGGGTCTGGTATCCAGATCTCGTAGGTGTGGTCAAAGGCTATCCGAAGACGCAGGAAGCCTTCAACAAGAAACAAGAACAGTGCAGAGCCCAGGTCATCCGACTGAATTCCGAAGGCAAGATGGGCCGCACGGGCGTCCGCGACGGCATGGCCGGAACCAAACACATTCTCAAGACGATCCGCCAGAAGCGGACGGATGAGGCAGAAAGGATCATCGACCTCATGGTTGAGAAGAAGATAATCGAAGAGCCCGACGAGATGGCCCGTGAGGCCCTGGGCTACGCGATCTCCGTCGTCCGCACGTCGAGCGACGTCGAGAAGACCACCGACAAACTCAAAGCGGCCTCACTAGTCCTCGAATATACCCGCACGAAGCCGACATCAAAATCGGAAGTCACGCTGAATAAGGCGGAAGATTTCCTGATGGCGTTGGCGAACGAAGCGAATGGCCGATAAGAGCCAGCTCCAAGAGATCCGACAGCGCCTCAAAGACGACTACGCGTACTATGCCCCTCGTGCCCTGAAGATCCGAACGAAGGCCGGTGTGATCACTCCGCTGACCTTCAACGAGGCTCAGGACCAGCTCGGTAAGATCGTGGCTCGACAGCTGGCCAAGCTGGGCCGGGTCCGAGTGATCATCCTCAAGGCTCGCCAGATGGGATTATCGACCTGGGTGGGCGGTAGGCTGTACTTCCGAACGTCTCAGAACGCCGGTCGTAAGGCCATCGTGGTGACGCACCGCGCCGACTCCACCCGTGCTCTCTTCGACATGACCAAGCGGTTTCATGACCAGTGTCCTGAAGCCCTGAAGATGTCCACGCGGTACGCCTCCAGGCGCGAGCTGTTCTTCGACAAGATCGACAGCGGTTACATGGTGGCGACTGCCGGTGGTGACGACATCGGGCGTGGTGAGACGATCAACTACGCGCATCTGTCTGAGCTAGCCTTCTGGCCCATCGCGTCAGCCCTGGATAACTTCTCAGGTCTGATGGACGCGGTCCCGAATGAGGACGGCTCTGAGGTATACATCGAGTCCACCGCAAACGGCGTCTCCGGCATCTTCTACGACCAGTGGCAGCAGGCAGTGCAGGGGAAGAGCGACTTCATCCCCGTGTTCCTTCCGTGGTTCATCGAGTCCGGCTACCGGGCAGAGGTTCCTGACAACTTCGAGCGGACTCCTGAAGAGTCTGACCTCGTGGCGCAGTTCGGGCTCGACAATGAGCAGCTCATGTTCCGCCGTCGTAAGATCGCGGAGAAGGGCAAGGAGCTGTTCCAGCAGGAATATCCGTCGACGCCTGAAGAGGCGTTCCTGACGACTGGTCGCCCGATCTTCCGCCCTGACATCCTGTCGACCGATACCAAGGCTGCGCGTGAGCGGTTCGGCCAGACTGCCATCGAGACGGCGGGCTGGGAACCACTGCGGCGTATGGCCCTGGCGGGAAGCAGCTGGGAGAAGAACCCACGAGGCGAACTATACGTCTATCGGAAGCTGGACCCTCGCGAGACCTACTACATCGGCGCTGACGTCGGTGCGGGTGTCCGTCGCGACTGGTCCGTCGCCCAGGTCATGGACAGTCACCGGAGGCAGGTCGCAGTATACCGTGCCCAGGTTGATCCCGACTACTACGCAACGATCCTTTACCACCTCGGAATGCATTACAACGAGGCTCGGATCATCGTGGAGTCGAACAACCACGGTCTGCTGACATGTACCCGGCTCGCCAAGGATCTCGACTACCAGAACTTCTACACCGAGATGGTGTACGACAAGATCACTGACACCGAAACGATCCGTCTCGGGTTCCAGACAAACGTCCGCACGAAATCGCTCATCATCGACAAGCTCCGCGCCGCACATCGCGACCGGGAGATCGAGCTGAACGACTACGTGACCATCGAAGAGATGCGATCATACATCATGACCGAGGACGGCAAGATGGAGGCCGAGAAGGGATGCCACGACGACACAGTGATGTCGCTCGCTCTCTGCAATCACATCAACGAAGGAGCCTTTGAGCCTATCTCTAACGAGGCTGATTGGTATCTTGAGGTAGGCTAATTTGGCAAAACTAACTGACGACGACTTGGCGGCGAAGCTCAATGCGGGCATCCGTCAGGCGTCGGGTTTCACTGAGTCCCGCCTCGCGAAAGAGCGTGAGCGGGTCCAGAACTTCTACGATGGCTTCCATCCACTGCCGTTCACCGGCTCGAACTCCAAGTACGTCTCCCAGGACGTCTACGACGCCGTCGAGTCCATGAAAGCGCAGATCCTTGAGGTCTTCAGCGGTAACGGTCAGCCCGGTAGTTTCCCGGCGCTGAACCAACAAGACGTCCAGGCAGCTCAGATCGCCACCGACTACGTTACCCAGGTGATCTTCCAACAGAACCCTGGGTTCCACATCTTCCAGACGGTTCTGGACGATGGTCTCCTGGGCCGTGCCGGTATCGCCAAGGTCTGGTGGGAAGAGAAGATCGAAAACGAAGCATACGAGATGTCGGACGCTGCTATCGGAGATCTCCATGCGTACATCTCCGAGAACCCCGACGCACACATCAAGTCGCTCACCCTCTCTGAGGACGGCGAGACGATCCACCGCGCCGAGATCGAGCTGAAAGTAGACAAGTCCTACGTCCGCATCGAGCCGTTGCCACCGGAAGAGTTCCTGATCTCGGGCATGTCCAAGTCGATCAAGGAGGCCAAGCTAGTTGTCCATCGGCAGCCGAAGACGGCTTCTGACCTCATCAAGATGGGGTACAAGCAGAGCATCGTCGACAAGCTTCAGGACCAAGACGAGGCGTGGTTATCGACTGAGCCAGAGTTGGTGCAGCGGTTCCAACAGACCGACGACATCATCGGCATGCGCAATGACGAGATGGGTGGCAAGGCTCGTCGGATCATTCTGGTCTACGAGTGCTATACTGAGCTGGACATGGACGGCACGGGCCGGACAGAACTCTACAAGGTCGTCCTGGCAGGCGACACAGTGCTCGACAAGGAGCGTGTCTCCCGTAAGCCGTTCTGCGCGTTCGTCCCTCTGCCGCGTCCACATGCCTTCTGGGGCGACAACTACGCACGGCGCGTCATGCCGACCCAGTCCGCACGCACGTACCTCACGCGGTCCATCATCGACCACACGCTGATCACGAACAATCCGCGCTACGGCGTGGTGCGTGGTGGTCTAGCGAACCCGCGAGAGCTGATGGAGAACCGCATCGGAGGTATCGTGAACGTCAGTCGTCCTGATGCTGTCTTCCCGCTCCAGCAGGCATCTTTGAACCCCTACGTGTTCCAGACGATCAACATGCTGGACTCGAACAAGCAGTCCATCACAGGCATCTCTGACGTTGCCACCGGACTGAACAAGGACGTCCTCTCGAAGCAGAACTCGACGGACACGGTCGACACCATGATCTCGGTCTCACAGATCCGGCAAAAGATCGTGGCGCGTAACTTCGCAGAAGGGTTCCTTACGGATCTCTACCGTGAGGTCTATCAGCTCGTCTGCGAGAACGAGAGCCGTACAAAGATCATTGCGGTGTCTGGTAGTTGGGCCGAGATCGACCCGACGACGTGGCCCCAGCGAGACAACCTCGAAGTCGACTTTGCGCTTGGCTATGGAGAGCGTGACAAGGAGGCCCAGAAGTGGATGATGATGGACAAGTACCTGGGTGGTGACCCGGCGATTGCTCCTCTGTATCCAATCGACAAGCGGTACGCTGTCGTCGCGAAGGCGATGAAGTACCAGGGCATCAAGGACATCGGGACGTACCTCCTGTCTCCGCAAGAGGTCAAACCGCCGCCGCCGAACCCGATGCAGCAGGCGGATCTCGCCCTCAAGCAAGCTGACGCTGCCGCGAAGAATGCGGCTGCACAGGCCACTTCCGAGAAGATGAAGCTCGATCAGCAGGCAGCTGTGCTCAACCAGCAGATCGAACTCGGAAAGCTGGAACTGCAGAAGATGCACATCCAGGCGCAGATCCAGCAGGCGCAGGATGCGTTGGCCCATAAGGTCAGCACCGACGCATCTGAGCTGATGATGCAACAACAGGCTCAAGCTCAGGGCAAGCTGACTGCCGTAGCAGAAACCTAATCCCGCAGGGGAACACCCGGTGTCGCGACCGGGTTGTGGCGCAGTTTTTGGAGGCTCTGCGTAATAAAAGCCTCCAGTTCCCTCCACAGGAATACCCATGCAACTCAATCTGGAAGAGATCCAGGCCGTACTTGAGTGCGGGGACGCAGCGCGTGAACTCATGCTGCAGCCCGCGTTCCACTCGACCATCGACTATCTCTCCAACTACCACCTGTCGGCACTCGTTGCCGCTCCTATTGGTGAGTCCGGCAGAGAAGCCCGTGACCACCACCACACCATGCATACAGCCATCCGCGAGATCGCCACAGAGATCACAGGGCGTATCGCCGCTGCTGATGAGCTGCGCGCCCGTCTTGGCGCTGAACAGGAAGACGACGAATGATCATCCGATTTCACCCCCTTGCTCCAATGTTCCTCCGCGCGCCGGAAAACGACACCAGCTTCACACCGGAGGAGTTCGACGACGAGGGCGCGGGGGCATTCCTGGCGAACCTGACCGGTGAGCCGGAAGAACCCAAGGAGAAGCCCGAGGAGGGCGCTTCCGAGGGGGAACCGGGCGAAGGGCAGGGCGAGCCGGAAGTCGGCTCTGAGAAGCCCGCAGAAGGCCAGGAAGAGCAGCCCGATGACGAAGGCGAAGTCGAGCTGAAGTTCGGTGAGGAAGCCCGTAAGGTCTCCGTGAAGGAGATCAAGGCGCTCATCGAGTCCAAGGCGAGCCTTACGACCCGCTCTGAGTCCATCACGGCTTCTGAGCGTGCTGCCGCTGAGCGTACCCAGCGCGCCGAGTTGGCCCTCACCAAGATGGTCGAGAAGGCAAAGGCGGCATTCGAGCCGTACGCCAAGCTGAACTTCTTGGTGCTCGCGAAGGAACTCGACACGGCGACCCTGGAGCAAGTCCAGAAGGATGCCCAGGCGGCATACGCTGCTGTGCAGTTCTATGAGACTGAGCTGAACGACCTCACCCAGAAGGCCCACGCTGACGCCCAGGCTGCGAACCAGCGAGCGGCTACCGAGGCGCTCCGGGTGATCAATGACAAGACTTCTTCGAGCCACATCCCGAACTTCAGCAAGGATACCTACCAGAGCATGGTGGACTTCGCCGCGAAGCAGGGAATGAACCGGAATGTGGTCTTAGGGCTTACAGATCCGGCAGCTTTGAAGCTCATCCACATGGCGATGCAGCATGCGAAGGGCCAGACGGCGACCGCATCCAAGGTCGCTAAGGTCGTGCAGAAACCGACCAAAGTGCTGAAGCCATCGGCGGCTTCCGCTTCTGCCTCCACGTCCAAGAAGTCGACCGATGCGATTGCGCGCCTGCGCCGTACCGGTTCCGTCGACGACGCCGCCGATGCCTTCCTGGCCGGGTTCGGTCGGGACAACGACTAAACCCTGAATACATCTAAGGATTTTCTACATGGCTACTTTCACTTCCTACGATATGGTTGGCAAGAAAGAGGACGTGTCCGACGTCATCACCAACATCTCCCCGACCAAGACCCCGTTCACCTCGCTGACTGGTTCGGAAGGAATCTCCCAGATCCTGCACCAGTGGCAGGAAGATGCTCTGAACGCCGTAACCCAGAACTCGCAGGTTGAAGGCGCGCTGGCCGTCACCGCGACTGCTGTGCCGACGACCATGCGTCAGAACAACACCCAGATCATGATGGACACTGCGTCTGTATCCGGCACCGCCGACGTTGTGAAGACCTACGGTCGCGACAAAGAGCTGGCCTACCAGCTGGCCAAGAAGGCTGCGCAGCTGAAGCGCAATCTGGAATACGCGATGGTGGGCACCGGCCAGACCGCCGTGCTGGGCAACGATGCGACCGCCCGCGTGATGGCCGGCTATCAGGCGCAGCTGGACCCGTCCGTGGTGCAGACGGTGGACTCGATGCCGCTTACTGAGACGCTCCTGCTGAACACGCTCGAAACGCTGTTCATCAACGGTGCGGAGCCTGACAACATCATGCTGAAGCCTAGTGACAGCACGAAGGTCGCCGCGTTCCAGCTGAGCGCCGGTCGGACGAAGTACATCGAGAATAGCGACAAGAAAGTCGTGAATGTGGTCGATGTGTACGTCTCGCCGTTCGGTGAGCAGAAGGTGACGATCAACCGCTTCCAGCGGATGTCCGACTGCCTGGTCTTCGAGGCTGCGATGTGGAAGCGCCTGACGCTCCGCAACTGGTTCCGTGAGACTCTGGCCAAAGTGGGCGATAGCACGCAGGTGCAGATCGTCGGTGAGTTCTCGCTGAAGCACAAGAACTACTTCGCCTCGGGCCTGATCACCGGCCTGAGCTAATCGACGCCTGGGGAGGTCTAAAAGCCTCCCCTTCGTCTTTCTTTCAGGAGCCTCCTATGCCCAAACCTTTCAAGCCCGGCGTGACGTACGCGGTGGCTATTCCAGCGAGCGGAACCATCGTCCAGAACCTATCGCCCGGCTGTCGCTATGTTCGCATCGCGGGCACTCAGTCCTCTCTCGTCGCCTTCGGGAATCAGCCGCAGGGTCTACCTGTTGGTTCTTCCTTCTGGCCCGAACACTTTGATGTCGACGGTTACCCCTCGCTGACCTTCTCCAGTCTGACTGCTTCTATAGGCACTCTCTACGTCACGGAAATGTCCAACTAAATGCCGCAACTTCTCGACGTCAACGCGAACCTCGTCGAGGGCGTTGGTGATCTCGCTATCCACCGCTCGCAGGAAATCCCCGATGACTTCCTGCAGCATCTCAAAGCCCTGCGCTCAGGCTCCGATGCCCCGGCAGGCGAAATGCACCACGCTGTATCCGTCCCGGTAGCCGTCCATGAGGTCTGGCTTCGACAGGGCTTCGACATGTTCCATGCGCCCGCCCGTGAGATCATCGCCCGGCTGCGCCGCGAGGGTCTCGACGACTTCATCGTCACTAACAAGAGACTTTAGGACCACCAGATGAGCTACCTCTCCATGCAGGCGGACTTCATGTCCATCCTGAACCGCGATGACTGCACCACGACGCTGGCGAACACGTTCTTGACACAGGCCATGACGCAGATCGAGCGCGAATGCCGACTGCCCTGCATGGAGCGAATCATCCAGTTCACCGCCCCTGCGACCACACCGATGAACTCTGTGTCGATCCCGAGTGACTTCCTTGAGCCCATCGATATGTACGTGCAGAGCCAGTCCGGTCATCACTATTGCCCCCCGGCGTTCAACAGCTCCGATACTTGGTTCCCGCTGAAGCATTCGAGCTACCGGCAGGCTCTTCTGGTGAACCAACGTGATGTCCCGAAGGTCTACTCGCGGTACACTGGGCAGTTCTACTTCTCGGGTGCAATCCCACCGAAAGTCATGGTCCAGCTGGTCTACTACGGTCAGTTCACACCGATCGTCGACCAGACGCAGGACAACGAGGCCACAGCGTCGATCCCAGACCTGATCATCTACAAGGCGCTCGGCAGTTACGCGGGCGACTACTTCCAACACGAGAGCGGCCCACAGTGGGAGGCTCGATATCAACAGCTTCTCCAATCAGCCCAGTTGCTCGCCCAAGACGCCGACTGGAAAGGCGGACCCATGCAGATCGCTCCCGCACACGGCGGTGGTAGCGATGGTGGGTGGGACTGGGGATACTAACGAAAGATCTCAATGACCGCGCCTATCGCCACCACGGGCGGGCTGTTCAACAACGTGAACACCCTACCCACCATCGGCCCAGTTCCTACAGGAGCCATTGATCCTACTGCGGGGCAGTTCAATGAGATCCCCGCCAGCGGCGCGGTAGAGGGCACGGCCAGTCAGTTCAGTAACTACGGACCATCGACGATCCAGATGGTGAACCTCGCGACGGTCGTAGCAGACGCCCTGGCGTCTCAGAATGCCGCCGCCGCATCACAAGCTGCTGCTGCTGCCTCCCAGGCTGCTGCCCTGGCCTCTCAGAACGCCGCCAGTGCCAGCGATGCGGACGCCCAGGCCCAAGCATCAAGCTCCACCAGCTCGGCTTCTGCGGCTTCATCCAGTGCCTCTTCGGCAGCCGCGAGCGCGTCAACTGCAACCGCCGAGGCTGCTGCGGCGTCCTCAAGTGCGACGAGTGCGGCATCAAGCGCCTCTGCAGCTGCGGTCTCAGATGCTGATGCGATCACCCAGGCGACGAACGCAGCCAACAGCGCTACATCGGCAGCTGCGAGCGCATCCACTGCGGCGACCCAGGCATCTAACGCATCGACGTCTGCGACAAACGCCGCCAACAGTGCCAGCTTGGCGAGTGCCGAAATGACCAACGCGGCGGCGAGCGCCACTGCCGCAGCTTCCAGTGCATCAGCAGCTTCTTCCAGCGCCACGAGTGCGGCATCGAGCGCCACGTCGGCTTCCTCCAGCGCGACGACCGCAACCACCCAAGCCGGTGATGCAGCGACCTCAGCGACGAGCGCGGCGGGCAGCGCATCATCTGCTGCATCTTCTGCGACGTCCGCAAGCACATCCGCGACGAACGCTTTTACCTCCGCGACGAACGCAGCCAACAGTGCCACCGCAGCAGCAACATCAGCGGCGATTATCCCGATGCCCACGCCCGGAACCGAGGGCAACTTCGTGAAGGTCAATTCGACCGGAACCGCGTACATCACGCAGACGCCCGCGCAGGTTCTATCGGATATCGGCGCGCAGCCTGCTGGATCGTATCAGGCTTCAGGCTCCTACGCCGCACTTGCTGGGAGTGCATCTCAGGCATTTAGCGTTGCTGACGCTTCGTCGGGCTCGCAGGCGGTGAATCTCAGTCAGGTTCAGAATGCGGTTCCTGCCGCCATCAGCAGCGCCATAAACGGGACCACTACATCCTGTACTTCAGGAACATACACAGCGCCGTCTAACGGTGTGTTGGTAATTCACTGCGCCCTATCCGTGCTTACCACCCCTGATTCCACCAGTACATTTATCACAACGAGCCTCGGGGGATACGTCGTAATGACGTCAGGTTCGACGCACTCGACAGGATACTTACCTATGACCGCTGGGCAGCAAACTAACTTCACCGCGTCAGGCTCAAACGTCAACAGCGGATGGTTGTTCCTTGAGGCGTTCGCTTTCTTCCTTCCGCTGGGTTAATCTGCATGTTCTATAGTCTGATCTTCGACCCAGCTACGGGGATGTGTACCGGATGCCACACCTACGTCGAGGAGCCTACCAGCTACCCGGCTAACGAAGTTTCCTGCACCCAGGTACAGTCCCAGATACCGAACCTCTGGATGGTAACCAGCGGTGGTCTAGTAGCCAGCCTCCCGGCAGCCCAGGCTGCGCAGACCACTGCAGTGACAGCTTCCTGCGCCTCAGCGATCACCTCAGGCTTCGCCTCGTCGGCTCTCGGTGCGGCCAACACGTATCCCTCAGACGTCATCTCGCAGTCTAACATCGACCGCGCTGCATCGATCTCTGGCGGCTCCCTCTGGTGCGCTCCGGCGTCCGGCGTATGGGCTCTAACGCCTCACACAATGGCCCAGGCGACCCAGGTACAGACGGACCTGTGGCAGCACATCCAGCTCAACCAGACGAAGCTCGCATCGCTCCTCTCACAGATCAACGCGGCCACCACTGTGGCAGCTGCACAGGCAATCACATGGTAGCTCTCTTCGTCTTCTTCCCGCTCCTGACCGCGTTCTTGTGGCGCATCCGTGGTGGCCTCCTGAATAACATTACGGGTGCCGCCAACTGGATGGGGTTCAACGACACAGTCGTCAGGATCGTGTGGTCCCTTGGGACTGCCCTAGGATTTGGCTTGATGACCCGCTTCCAGTGGGTCGACATCGCCCTCGCAGTGGGACTCTTCCTGGGCACCACGCTGATCGGCTGGTTCGGCGCGGCCCTGTTCCCGACCAAGTGGGTCGACATCGGGCTCCTGAGCCTGTCCGGCACGCTCCGTATGGCCCCCGTGTCGTTCGTCCTGCTGAACCCTTGGCCGCTCCTGGCCGGTGTCCTCTGCGGTCCGATCTACTGGGTCGGCAGTCGTATTCCGCAGACGGCGGGCGGATGGGACTTCTGGCAGGAATGGCTCTTCGGGACCGCTATCGGCGCATCCCTGGTGGCCTCCGCGATCTACCCGTCTCCCCTGCATTGGAACTTCTGAATGACCCGCGACAACATCACCTTTGAGGAGGACGTCATCGATCGCTTAGCGCGCATCGAGACGGGCCTCCTGCAGATCCCCGACCACGAGGATCGCATCCGCGCCCTGGAGAAACGCCAGTACAAGCAGCTAGGAGCCGCAACGTTGCTGAGTGCAATCATCGGCATCTGCGCGGATCTTCTCTTCGAACACATGAGGATCTGATGGACCTATCTGTTGCCCAAGACGCCGCACCCATCGCGGCTAACCTGATCACACCGTTCGAAGGCTTCAGCTCGATCCCCTACCAAGATCCGGCTGGTGTCTGGACGATTGGCAACGGGAGCACACGGGACCTCAACGGAGACCCCGTGACGGCTTCGACACCTCCGATCACGGACATCCAGGCCAAGCAGCTATTGATGCGTGATCTGAGCGCCGCCGTTACCACCGTGGCGAATGATGTCCTGCAGCCGATCACCAAGAATATGGCGGCGGCTCTGGAGGACTTCGTCTACAATCTGGGTCCGGGCGACTTGGCATCGAGCACGCTCCTGAAGCTGCTCAACGCCGGGCAGTACGCCGAGGCGGCTGCTCAGTTCGACCTCTGGGATCACTCAGGCGGCGTCGAGCTGTCTGGCCTGCTGCGTCGTAGGGAGGCTGAGCGTCAGCTCTTCATGACCCCCGATGCGTAAATGGATCGCTGATCTCCTCGATCAGGACAACGACAAGGTCTCCGAGATGACGCTCCTGGCGATCCTCTCGGTGATCATCTTCCTGGCTCTCACTGTCTACACGGTGGTCATCCAGCATCAGCCCTGGCGGCTCGATGACTACGGGGACGCCATAGGCAAAGTTTTGCTCGCTGCCGCTGTCGGCATGGGCATCAAGTCCCGCTTTGGCGGGCAATAAGGAAACAAATGCTCGCTACCCTTGAATCGAAACTCGCCACCCTCGGTGGGGTTCTCTTGGTCGTCCTCGGATTGCTGTCTTTCGGCCTCTACGAGCGGTCCTCTGCGATCTCTGCGGAGGCCGCTGAGGCGACCTACAAGCAGGACTACGCGCAGACCCAGGCCGTCAATAAGGCTGACGTCGCGGCGCTGGCCCAGTACCAGGCGCTCCAGGCGAAATACGACGCTGTAGAGGCCGCTGAGGCCGCTCAGGAGCAGACCGGTGCTGCCTTAGCGACCGGCATCGCCGCAGCCGCCCAGGCCGCTCCCACGAGTCAGAATGGCCCGGTCGCTCCCGTACTGTCCAACGCCCTGAATGCCCTGCGAGGTGCCCAGTGAAACGCGCCCTCGCAGCTCTATCGGTCCTGCTCCTGGCCTCCTGTGCGGCCCCCGCGCCCCAGGTCATCACCAAGCTCCAGATCGAGACCCCGACCGTCCCCGCGCAGCTCCTGACGTGCTCCCCGGCCCCTGCAGTTCCGCCCAGCGCGGGCCTGACCCAGTCTGCGGTGGCCGTCTACGTGGCCCAGCTCTGGGACGCTCACCTCGACTGCTCTGACAAGCTAGCTGCTGTGAAGCAGGCGCTGTCCACCCTCATCACACCCACTGCCCACTAAGGATTTTCTTCATGACCATTTCTGCCCCGACCTACGAGTCCTCCAACGAGTTCAACGCTGCCTTGGCCCAGGAGATCTCCCTGTTCCTCTGTCAGGCTGGCATCGCAGCCCGTGAGTCCATCAACTCGGCCACGGGTGCCTCCAACCCGATCACCCCGATCACCAGCACCGTGACCTTCGGCATCGCGGCGGCGGGCGGCGCTCAGCGTAACTTCACGCTGACGACCAGCGTCACCGAGCTGGATACGGCCACCCCGAACGTCGGCGTGATCACCGACTAACGAAAAAAAACAGGTACACCAAGACTCCCTTTCGAGGGTCGAAGTGTACCTGTTTTTTTTACTACTGTCCGACAGCCACGCCTACAGGCTGGCCGAACTGATTCACCACGACCCCCTGATAGCCCATCTGAGGCGCTTGATATCCCATCTGGTGCGTCTGAGAGGGTCTCGTCGGGTCAGAGAATTGCTGCTCAGGCACCGTCCGTGTGGGAGTCTCCATGCCCGGTCCTTGTGTTTGGATTTGACCAGGAGCCCAGAAGCCGGGTGCCTGGGGAGGCTGAAAGGATACCTGGGCGTGGGCAGAGAGCGGTAACAGCACCGCCGCTAGGACCAGACGTTTCATTCGGGGCTTCGCTCCTATGTTAGCCGAACAGGTACTCGAAGACCGGCTGATTGGTCAACGAGTACCGGTTCCTGCCTAGCCTAGGTGCGGCCAGAGCAGAGGCTTATAGGAGACTTCGATCAGTCCTTCCTGAACCCAGCGAATACTGGGAACCTGGGGACGTCCTTCATGCCCTCCGCCTGATACCGGTAGCGGATCGTCTGGTCCAGTAAGAGGTCTCGCTGGTTCCAGATGTCAGCCCGGTCAGCAGCCGTGAAGCCGGTGCCGATGGAGAACATCATGCCGGCCGTGTTGCGGACCCGAAGAGCCCCGAGGACACCCGTAGGCATCATCCTGTCCTTGTGACTGGACCGCTCGGTATGGCCCAGGGCGTTCACCTTGGACTCGTTGTGGTTCGCCATCTGCTCTTCAAAGCCGATGATGACCGCCTCGTCGTCCGCGAACGGCTTCAGCTTGAGCAGGAAGCCCTCCTTGGCGGTCGACCGGCCCTGCTTGTAGGGTCCATCTGGATCACGCACCATGGAGCCTTCGTAGCCCATGGCGAGGTTCTGGGTGTGGACCTGAAGAGCCTCCTCAGCGCTCTCCACGAGGATCTGGTCGACGACTTCGAGACCTAGCATCGACAGGGCCTCGTGAGGACGCCGCTGGAAGAACGGGAGAGGGGCAACCCGGTCGAACACTCGGAAGGTGACATCCGGCGAGCCCTCTCGACGCATCACATCGGAGGTCGTCCGATTGAAGCAGTCAGGCGCTGTCGGGTCCCCAACAGTCAGCTCACCGTCGAAGCCTTCGTAGGCCCACACGGAGAACTTGGTGCGCGTGTAGACGTTCGGGATGGGCTTCAGGGTCCGTGAGACCAGCACGCCCTGGTGGACGACCGCACGGATGCCGTCGAGCTTGGGCGACATGAACACGGGGTAGCGCAGCGCGTCCAACGACGGGACGACACCGGCAAGCATCGGCTTGAACATGAAGGCTCCTGTTATGTTCTGGGAGAAAGGGACGCCGAGGAAACCTGTTGGAATCCCCGGCGCTGTCGATCAGTTAATCAGGTCGAGCTGCCCCGTGGCGCGTTGGACGTCAGCTTTGTCGGCCACGCTCAGGAGCTTCTCAGCGAACTCCCGCGCTTCCTGCGGGGTCATGGTGATCATCTCGAACGCCTCCGCATGCCCCACAGCGACAACAGCGTGGCCACCATGGGCCAGCGCCGTGATCATCTTCAGGGGCATCAGGAGATCACCTCAAGGGCGCGGCGGCGGTAGTAGTCGAGGCTCGCGTTCATGGCGTGGGCCTGCTCGTACTCCGTGTCGGTCCAGGGGCGCTTGTAGGGCTTGAAGCGATACGAGAACCACCCGTTGATCTCCCGGTCATTCAGCGTCTTGACCTCGTAGATATGCCCCTTCACCAGATTCCCGCCGAAGTAACGGTCGGTATCCACGCAGATCACCCAGTCACCGAGCTTGATCTCGGGTTCCGGCTCGACATACTTCTTGACCAGCTCGAAGCGGGACGCGAAAGCCGAGACGTATCCGCCATTATCGGACTTCTCGATCCCGACGCAGCTCTCTGCTGCGGCCCGGTTGGCACGTGCAACGACGTACTCCTTACCGACCGTCAGGATGTTCTCGTATCCCTTCGCATGGACCGCACGGATGGTGTCGCCCACGTTGAACACCGGGGGGACCACCTCACACAGCTCTTCGACCCCCTTCGGCCGTTCCTCGACCTTCAGTAGTTCCAGCTCGGAACGGAAGTAATTCCAGAGACGCTGGTCCCTATCGAGTCGCACCGTGATGCACGGCCCGTAGATATTCGTCACGACGCCCGTGGGATTGTTTCGGCTGAAGCTGTAGCCCCCATCACTATCACGGACGCGGTCTCCGACCTTTAGTTCGATCGTCGGCTCTGCCCGCTTCGGGAACTGTTTCTGGAGAAACACGATCAGACCTTGTGTGTCTTCCGGCGACAGGTGCATGCCGAGGATCTTGAGCCCATCGTCGATCCCGATGTACGCGCGGTCGTTACCCGTGTGGCTAACCTCGACGGAGAGCTTGTTGGAGTTACGGGTAGAGGTGGCCTTGAAGTCTTTGCTCATAGTCATCACTCCGAAACGAATTGAACGATTGGCTGGCCGTGGTTCACCGCTTGGTGCAACACGCCGATCAGCATGGGGTTGTCAGTGAGAAGGGCAGTCAGAGGTCCGTCGAGGATCTCGCAGACGTCCTCCTCGGTGAGCTTGCGGTCCTTCAGCTCGTAGACGTCGAAGCATGAGTGGATCAGCTCGTGGACCAGAACGCGGGCTTGCTCGGCGGGCGGTAGATCGGCCTTGATTTCGACCTTGTGCATACCCGGTGAGTAAGATCCCACGATGCCCTGAGCATCTGCTTCGGGTCCCGAGATGCCGACCACTCGGACTGACGCGTAGTTGACCTTAAGCGGCTGCATCAGGCGGTCTCCCGTCCAGAAGCAGCCACAGCGTGAACAGCGTGGCGCAGATCACCACGTCCCAGGTGGTCATACGGCATGTGCCAGGGGCTTGAAGGTGTCCCAGGGGACAACCACCCGGTCTTCCGGCAGGGGCGGGAAGATGATGTTCCCACAGTCGTCGAGGAACGTCCGCTCGGGGTACTTCTCCCGCAGCCGGGAGGCACGGTCGAATGACCGCTCGAAGTTCTTGTGGCGGCGGCTGCGCGTCAGGGTCGCGGTGTTATTCAGCTGGTCGTCCATGAACGCCTGCGTCGCGAAGATCCCCAGGCTGTTGCGCTGGAGACCCACCTGACAGAACCCGAAGTCGGCGCTGCTCAGGGCGCTCGCCAGGGTCACCGGCTGCTTCATCACGATGACCTGCACCTGAGGCGTCGAGATGCTGTTCGGGTCGTAGCCCTTGATGACCTCGACCAGCTCATCACCGAAGAACTGCTTGTACGCTTCCACGGTCGAGGCGCTGAACTGGCTGGTCCACTGGAGCCCATCGTCGAACTTGCGGAGATCCTCCACGGTCACGGCCGGACCCACGAAGATGTCGATGTCTTTGACCGGTTTGTTATTCAGCGTGTCGCGCACCGCGCCGCCTGCCAGGACCGCATCGCGGTCGAGCAGGGATACCGTAAGGAGCGCGGACAGTATGCTGAAGGGGAGGGAGTCACGGGTAGCCACGCCGATAAGTCGAACGGCGTCGTTATTCGTCGTCATTTGAACAGGCTCCGATTGATTTGAGGGATTACGCGCCGATCCGCTTCAGGACCAGATGCTGAACGATACCTGCACCGGCCTTGTCCCCGGTCACCGTCTCGAACTCGACGCCGAACTCAGCGAGGACGTTCCAGATCTTGCGGTCCATATCGATGGCGCTTTGCTGGCTCTGCCGACGCCCTCGGGGGTCGTACGGCTTCACACGCTCGATGAAGAAGTTGAGCGTGCTATGGCTTCTGTGGATGGCTGCGGCCAGTGCATTGAACTCAGGCACACAGGACGTGTTGTAGGCGGTCTGCAGGAGCAGTGGGCTGTCGGTCAGGACGACCTCCACCCCAGTGTCTCTGAGGCTCTCCAGCCTCCACAGCTGCTCACCGAACAGGTGGGGCTGGCAGCGCATCTCTGCGTGGCGCTTCTGCCACGTCAGCTCCTTGGCGAACTCCAGGGCCTGCTCAACGCAGACCCCTTTGTCCTTGAGCATCGTGAACACCCGCGCCGTCATCGTCGACTTGCCGGCACCGGGGCCAGCGAAGAAGTTCACGATGAGCATCAGATGGTGACCTTCCAGACATCCTTCGCGTCCTCTCCAGCAGCAACGCGCTCCTGACGACGGATGGTCTCGATCTGGATTTCGAGGTAGCGCTTGGCCTTCTCCAAGTCCTCCACGCCGTTCTTCGCGTCGTACCGGCAGGCATACTTGATGACGTTCCCGATGTTGTATGGGAGCTGGTTCGCGTTGATGAACGTGATGGGCTCGATGGTGAATCGGGCGTAGTGGTGCGGCTGGAAGACGGCGTTGGAAGTCGGCTCGGCGGGGGGGAGCGCGTCGTAGACCAGAGCCGGAGCAACGTACAGATCGAAGCTGTCGGCGTAGTCCTCGTCGATGTACCACTTATCACCCGGCGCATGGCATACGAACGGGCGGTCGCGGACGGCATCGTAGTGAACGTCGTAGGGCTTCCCGACAATCAGCCGCGCACTGTCGGTACCCTGCGGACGCATATAGACCGCCACGTCGCCCGCCTTGAAGCGGTGCTTCGATGCGCGGCGGTCGATCTCCTCGTTCTCCTTCAGGGCCTCATCGTACAGCGCGTCGAACGGGACGAACTCGTTGAACCGGTTGCCGCGTTCCGGCCCCGCGTACGATTCTCCGTCGTCGTCATGAACGTTACCCCAGCGGTTAATCGCGTAGGGCCGTCCCGCCGTCCAGTAGCCTGTCGTTGTGATCCCCTCGGACTCACCTGCCTCGGTCAGGCCAACGCGCAGTACCAGATCGCCTTCTTTGAATTTCATGCTGCTATATCCTTGATACAGAGCGGCTCGGGATCTCGTGGATGCCACAGAAGCACGCTCTTGGTTGCTCGGTCATAGTCTGTAGCGCGCAGAATCCTGGCCACACGCGCCTGCGTGAGCGCGTCAGTGACTGTGAGTTTCGCTGCGATGTAGGCTTGTTGAACTTTCGGCCAGAGAACCTTCGCGGACGCCGGGTGTTCACCCAGGATCTTCGCGGCCTTCTTAGGGCCAATACCTGGCAGTCCGGTGTAGCCGTCCGTGATGTCGCCTGTGAGGGTCTGCGTGAGCCACTTATAATCGGCCTGCGCCTCGCTCACGGCGACCGGCTTTCGGTCCTTGATGGGGTTGAAATGGAGCCCAGGGACAGTCCGCAGATCCTTGTCGAGGGTCACACAGACTGCGCCGGGATACCGACCGTTGGTCAGCATGATCCCCATGAGGTCGTCGCCTTCGAGTCCGTCTACGAGCTGCGAGGGGAACTCCTCACGCACCCGCTGGACCACGTAGGTGTAGGCTTGTGGTTTCGATTTTCCTGCTCGATGGTGCTTGTAGGTGGGCAGCACGATCTTGCGGAAGTTGTTACGGCCGGTGAAGCAGCAGATCGCCTTGTCGCAATCTGCAAGCCTCATCCAGACCCTGATGGTTTGCACAGCCGCATCGGCAGCTGCGTGAGGGTTGACGGAGGTTGAGGTCTCCCCGTCTCCCCAGTCGATCTTCGTCTCGCCGCCAGCCGCTGCCCTGAAAGCAGCGATGTCAGCGTCGATCAGGGCAGTGGGCACAGTGGTGTCAGATCTTCTTGATCAGGCTCACCGTGCCTTGGAAGGCCGCACTGACCGCGAGGAGCGCCGTGTGGAGCGCGTGGACCACAGCCGAGGCGAGGTGGGCCGGGACGGCGGCGATGGCGAAGAACGTCTCGCGGATGTGGTAGGCGACATCCTCCACGGACTCCTCCAGACGGTCCGCCAGGGTCAGCTTGGACGGGCCGGAGGACGACACGCCGGTCGTCGGCGCGACGGTCTGGATGGCACCCGCGACGGCGCTGCCGGCGTTGCTCACGGCGTTCTGGATGGTGCTGGCGGTCGTGTTCGCGGCGTCGGCGGCAGCGGCCTGGATGGTGGCGGTGGCGGCGGCAATAACGGCTTCGGTCATTTGGAAGTTCTTTCAGAATTACTGTGGGAAAACCCAGACGACTGCGTCGTGCAGACCGTTGGGCATGCGTTGGGGAGTGCGAGCGGAGACCCGTGACTGGGTCTCCTGGGCCGTCTCACGGATCGACTTGATCCGCGTACGGACCTCTTCGAGCTGGCCTTGAAGGCGATACACGAGGGCGTCACCCTCCGTGATCGATAAGCAGCGGAGGGTCACGGCGGTTACATCCCGTTCTGTTCGCGGAGACTGCTGGACGGCGGCTTCGGCTTCTTCACCGAGACCGACTTCGCAGCGGCCATTTTGGGCGCTTTCGGAGCGGGGAGGCCGGCGCTGTCAGGCATCGCCATCGGCGGCGCGGCCATCGGTGCCTTCATCGCGGGGATAGCGGCCTTCGTGCCGCTGGTGTGTTCACGGGGGAACCCGCCCGACTTGGGGAATGCCATGGTGTGGTCTTTCAGTTCTCGATGGGGGTGAAGGTGAACGAAGAGGCCGGTTCGATCCTGACCCCGAAGACGTCGGCGGCGATCTCCTCGACCGCGGCGGGGACATCGCTGATGTCGTCGAAGTTCTCGTTGACCCACGCCTGGAACTTCTCAAGCACCGACTGGTCACCAGCAACGGTCTTAAGCTCATGGGCGTCGAACCACCGTTTGGTCGATCCGTGAATCTTCGTCTTGAACTCCACGAGGTACGGGATCGAATCGGTCCCGTCGTCCTCGACGATAATCCCCATGAGGCCCACGTAGTCCTCGTTCCCCTCGTTCCCCTCGACGACCTTGACGTTGTCACCGACTTTGAATTGTCTCGCAGACATGCTGCAGCTCCTGATGATGTTGGTTAGTGGGTCTCAGCCCACGACGCGCCGACGTCGAACGCACCCGCGAGCGGGCACCGGACGCCTAGCGATTTGCCCGCCTCTTCGATGCAGTCCGCGAAGGACTGACCGAGCTGCGCGGCGATCTCTGGTACGCACTCAGCTTGAATTTCGTCATGGACATTCGCGCAGAGCCCGAACATCGTTCCGTGCAGATCCCCATGCCTCCGCATGAACAGGACCAACGCCTGCTTCATCACAATCGCACCGGCACCCTGCAGCAGCGTGTTGAGCGCCGAATGATCAGAGCGAAGGACGACGTGTCGACCGTCGAGGCCGACAATGTAACCCTTGGATTTGTAAGCGGCCTTGATGGCGTCTACGAGCTTGCCAAGACCCTGCATCGCGCCGATCAGCGCCCTGCGGATCATAAGCCCCATCTCTTTTTGTGGGATCTTCGGGTTCGGCTGTCCCAGCTCTCGGAGGTTCTCACGAACCGTGGTTGCCAGCTTGAAGTCACCCGCGCCGTACATCAGAGCGTACAGGAGGGTCTTCGCGCCGTCTCGGTCGATCAGCCATCCGAGCTTGTGGATAGCCTTCATGTTGACGCTGTGTACGTCCGTGCCGACCTTCTTGTCACCGTTAACGACTCGGTCTGAGAACGACCCACCGTCATAGCGGGCGAGGTAGTGACCAAGCATGCGGGCTTCGAGGCCCTCTGCGTCACACCCCATCAGCACCCAGCCGACCCGTGGTATCCATAGGCGGCGCATGCGTGGGTCTTTGTCGACCTGCGCCACGTTCGGGCTGGAGTGGCTCATGCGCCCCGTGCAGGCCCCGTTGGGGTTCACGCGGCCGTGGATGCGCCCGGTCTTCTTGACCATCTTGAGCCAGCCGGCCTTACCCTCAGCCAGCATCCCGATCTTCTTCGACAGCGCGAAGTATTTCAGGATGAGCTGCACCTCGGGATACTTCAGCTTCGCCAGGGTGGCTTCGTCGACGGTCGGGTAGCCGTCCTTGCCGTATTCGGTTGGCTTCCATCCCAGCAACTGGAGACGCTCAGCGATCTGCTGGCGGCTCCCTGGGTTGAACTCGTCGAACCACGTCTTGGTGTACGGCTCTCCCTTACGCCGCCCGAGGGTCTTGTTGTTCGCCCCGGCGATGCGCGTCTCGCTTCTCTCGATGGGCGGGAAGATCGTCTTCAGCTCAGCTTCAAGCTCTGACGCCTCGCCGCGCAGCTCCGCGTAAAGCAGCTCAGCAGCCTTGACGTCGAAGCAGAAGCCGTTGCGCTCCTGCTTGTTGAGCGCCCATGCGACCTCATGCTCCAGATCGACACTCGCACCCCAGCCGTCGAGCAGCTTCTTCAGGTGCTTGTAGAGCTTCCGCAGTACGACGATGTCCTGGCGGGCATAAATCACCAGCTCCTCGTCGAAGGTCTGGAAGTCGCCGCCGTATTTCCCCTTGAACTCCCCGAGGCGCTTTCCCCACTCATCGAGCGAGTGCGAGCGTTCCTCGGGGAGCGCCAATCGGGCCATCACCAGGGTGTCGACCATCTGGTCTTCGCGGAGCGTCCCCGGATAGACCATGTTGATCGCGTGGTGATCGAACCCGATGCCGTTGTGCCAGACGACCTTCTCGGCTTTGCGTAGCCGTTCCAGGCCCTCAGCCAGGGGTCGGAAGCCGGGCTGGTCAGCATAGATGTAGACCTCATCCCCGTCCTCCTCTCCCAGCTGCAGGGTCCACAGTCGGTCCATGGCGTCGAGCAGGCCGTTCGTTTCACAGTCAGCCAGCAGGACCATCAGCTTCCTCCCTCTGGCGAATGACACGGCGGTAGCGTCGCATCTTCAGACGTGCCGTCTCGCGCGCCGCACAACGCAGAAAGTCCTGAATTAGGCGAGCACATTTCCGACATTCGTCCCGCCGTTTCATGGGGGCGGTTTTTGTATTACGGACGCTGAACGCTGATAGGCCCTTAGTCTCGCCACAGAATGGGCACCGTTTAAGTGTCCGCATGTTATGTCCTTGTAGGTTAGAAGTCGGTGTTCCCGTCGAGAGCCTCCTTGAGCTTCTCGACCTCACCATGCTCACTCAGCAGACCCGTCGCGTGGTCGTACTTCAGCTCGAACACCTTGCCGGTGCCGCGCCCTGTGAGCCGGTCCTTGAGGCACCGCAGATACGTCGTGCTGCGCTCCTCTGGTGTGTCAGCCTGCTGGTTCCGCTCCAGCCCATAGAGCTGATGCGACCAGAAGCCGATGCTGCGAGATCCCTTGAAGTGTCTGATCGACACCCGCCCGCCTTCCTCGTGCGACTTACCTTCCGGTGTCGCCAAGTGGGAAACGTAGTGGAAAACGCAGCGATCCTTCGCGATGCTGGCGATCTCAGACATGATCTTTTCGAGCGCAGTCCGTTCGTCTTCCGCCGCTGCGGCCAGGGCCGTGAGATGGTCGAGGAAGATATGCTCACAGCCGAGGCTGTGGATCATGTAGAGGATCTTCGCCTTGATGGTTGCCCAGTCCATCGCGCCGAACGAGTCATAGAGGTGCAGCCTTCCGGTGGCCTTCAGAGCACCCCACGCTGCCACCAGCTCGGCCTGGGTCCATGACCCGTCTGGGACGTGAAACACCTTCCCAGCCAGCTTTCCGGCGATCCTGCGGCCTGTTTCACCGACGCCCTGTTCGAGGTACAGGACACCACATGTCTTCCCCAGGTGCATCACGTCGTTCATGATGACCTGCGTCACCAAGTCGGTCTTCCCGACGCCTGTGCCAGCGCCCAGACCGATGACGTCACCGATCTGCCGCCCGAAGGTTGCCTCCGTCAGCCCGTCGAAGGGCCACGGTGCACCCATCGTCGCCGTCGACAGCACGCGCTCTTCGATCTCATCGAGGCTCACAATGCCGTCCGGGCGATACACGCGGGCCTGATAGACCGCCGACACGAGCGCCTTGACCTCACCGGCCTTCAGCATCTCGTTGGCATCCTTACGCGGAAGCTCAGCGATCTTCGCCTTACCGGGGCTCAGGATCTGCGCGCACTCCAGTGCAGCGGCCCGCCCAGGCTCGTCCATGTCGAACATGAAGACGACTTCTTCGAAGCTCTCGATGTACTCGTAGGCGTGCTGCACTGACCGCTTCGCGCCATCAGCCCCGTTTGGAATACTGACAGCCGGCCAGCTGAGGCCCAGCGCCTGGGCGACGGACAGGGCGTCGATCTCACCCTCGGTGATGACCAAACGCTTCCCGCCCGCCGCCCACAGATTCTGCCCGAACAGGGGTAACTTCTTCCCCGCTCCGACGACAGAAAACGTCTTGTCGGCGTACCGAAGCTTCTGCGCCACGATGATGCCATCAGAATCCCGGTAATCTGCGATCTGGCACTTCCGACCGCTCTTGTCGGTCCCGATGCTGTACCCGTATTTCCGGCATGTTGCCTCGCTCAGAGAGCGCGCCGTAACGGCCATGAAGTCGCCCTTAATGAACTCAGCACTCATCGGTTTTTTCCTTGCTGTCGCTTGGGGGTTTCCTTCAGGCCACGATGTGCGACCACAAGAGAAACAGTAGATGTGACCATCGGAATACAGCCCGCCCGCATCGGAGGAGCTGCATTCAGGGCATGGCACATGCTTCACGAACTCGGACTCAGTGTCCTGATTCACGCGGGCTAGTCCTCCAGGGTTCCGATGTTGACGTTGAGGTGGGGATCTTCGCCGGGATCGACCCAGCGCTTCGTGATGACCAGAACCTCGATTTGACGGTCGTCCAGCCACATGCCGGCGTCAGTGAACGCGTCGAGCGCGCCCTTTGCGAAATTGTCAACGTCGCCAGAAGGCGACTTAAAGCCTGTCGTCTTGGGCTTAGGCACGACGTTCTCAAGGACCACCACCAGCTTGTCATCGAGCCCTTTGATCTGGGTCTCAGCGCCTTGCCGCTGGCAGTCCCCACGGAACTGCGCATAGCCCGCGCCGGGGTAGTACACGCCGCCAAACTTGGTGACGCGCGGTCGGGGTTGTGGTGTTGGAGTGGAGTTAATCCGAAACGACAAGAGGCCAGCACGAAGCTGACCTCCTATCCATTGCACAGCCGATGCAGCGAGGCTTTTAGAAGTCGCCGTTGCCATCATCGACGCCCGCACCAGCGGCAGTTCCTTCGTAGTCGCTCGGTGTCGGCTCATCACCGGCCACGAAGCCGTCCTCGTCATCGAACATGTCAGCACCGGAGCCACCTGTCGAACGCTTGTCGATCAGCTGAACGCCGTCGATGTAGAGGTTGCACCCCTTTACCTGAACGTCGACCATCTTCTTGCCTTCTTTGACCTTCTCGGTCTTCTCGTAGAAGGCCACACCGACCACCGCTTTCACGATGTCGCCACTGCGGATCATCACCTTCGGCTTCACCGGCTTGCCATCGTCATCGAGAACCGGGTTGCCGGCTGCGTCGACAATCGGTGACAGCTGGTTGCGCTTGGCGTCGAACGTACGCGGCTGCTGCTTGCTCTTCGCGATCAGCACCGCCTTGTTCCGCCAGGACTCGCGCGGGCTCTCCTCGTCGTGGACGGTGAATGGGAACTTGAACTCGTCCCAGTCCAGCTTGACGCCCTTGAAGTGCTCGGTGGCTTCCTTCTTGATGAGCGCCGTCAGATCCGCCAGCTGGCTCGGCTCGTAGACGATGGTCGCCTTGAACTTGCCGTCCGGCTTCCACGATGCGCCTTCCGGGGCCTTGTCATCGGGGTAATAGAGGAACGACCACGCGAGCGTGCCGGCAGGCAGTCGGGTCTGGATGTACTTCTTCTTCTCGGCCACTATTCGGCCTCCTTGGTGTCAGGTTTGGGTTGTTCGGCTGCGGCCTTCTGAGCCTGCAGCTCCAGATGCATCTCCGCAGCAATGAGCTGCAGGAAGTCGGGAAGATAGGTGCCGGTCTGGGCGCAAGCCGTATGAAGGATCTCCAGTGCCGCCACGGCGGCTTCTGCAGGCTTCGCCTTCATCCGCACGGCGGTCTTCATCATCGACTTGCTGATGATCAGACCGCGCTGCATGTAGGGCCTCAGCGCAGCAAGGATGGACACTTCGTGGCCTCCTCAAGCCGGGATGGTGTGGGTGAACCCGCGTTCATCGACGATGACGACGTTCCGACCGTTGGACCTGAGCAGATCAATGTTAACCGTTGCGATGTCAGCAGCCAGCGTCAGAAGGATCTGCGAAGGGGTCGGTGAGATCTCCCCATTCTCGAATTCAGACGCTGCGTCACAGATCATAGTGAGGCCAACCAGCATCTGAGCGCTGGCGCTTGAACCTAATTTATCGGCCGACTTGATGACCTTGTTCAGAAGCGCCTGAGCGCCCGCCGCGTCTTGTTTCAGTAGGTCGAGCAGTTTCATGGTGTGGTCTTTCAGGGATGGGGTGAGGTCCGGCAGCAGCCGCGTTTTCTTCTCTAGTAGCGCACGTATTGATGTACACCATGCCCTTTCTGTTAAGTCTCAGGAGAAAAAGAATGGTGCATCCAGCACCTGGGTGATGTCGAAGGTGTCACGCACGGGGACGTCAGGAAGCTCAACGTGCGGCGCGTAAGCAAGGATGTCGTCTCGGATTTTCGTCAGCCAGTCCTCCTTATATATAGCGACGAACTGCTGCCGTAGGATGCTGGCGAACCGCTGCGTGTTGGCCGCATGCGTTCCGTAGCTGTCATGGATCATCGCGAAGTCTGTTATTCCATCCTCGGAAGCGGCGACCACGGTCATCGCAAGGTGCGCCGCATCGAAGCTGTGGATGACGTTCGGCGCGCTGCCGTTAACCTGACGCTTCTTCTGGAGAACCGCATCAAGCTGCTCCTCGAACACCACAAGCTGCCCCGCCAGGGTCAGCACCCTCCGTGAGTTCTGCTCATAATAAGCCTGCCGAACGGTGCTGCCGGTGGGAGTCTTCCAGTCCATCGGTAGGTTGGCCGCTGCCAGCCTCGCTGCCGTCGTCTGGAACCACGCCATGATGCCCTTGGACGCTCGGATGGTCTGTCCCAGGCCGACACCAAGACAGTCGCCAAGGTAGTTCGCTAGGTCAGCCTTCTTCACCTCGGTGTCCTGCGGAACCAGCTCGTCGTCGATAAGCTGACGGCGGATGCCACGATCAGACACACCGTATGGTGTCGTCATGACAGACCGCTTGCAGGTCTTCCGGTTGACCCTTCCATGCCACGCCAGGGCCTCGGGCTTACCCGCCGCTGCGTCCGTCTCTACGATCTGCCGCACGATGACCGCGACGTCCTCGTAGATGTCGTGGCGCACCGGGTCAGGCGTCAGGTTGGTAGCAGCTGCGCCGACAGCGTCCAGGCCCATAGCGGACAGGTGCTGGAGGCCGTTACAGCTGCCGTCCAGGGCCACGGGAAGATGGGACACGAAGGTCGTCCAGTCCTCGGACATCATCGCATCAGCCACCTCGAAGCACGTTGCGATGAACTGCCACGGCTCTTCCGCCTCCGTCCAGATCGGCAAGCCCTCGCCCAGTGGATCGTCGGCCACCAGAAAGATCCGGTTAGCGTTGTCCCAGCACCACTGTACGCGGTCATCGAACGGCAGCTTGTCCTGGCCCGCGTTGTTCGCACAGCGCACCATGAGCCAGTACAGACCATCGTTGCCCAGGGGCTTACCGTTGGCGAACTCGATCAGGGCCTTACCCAGGTCGTCGGCCTGCGGGTGGGGACCCCGGCTCGGGATGGGATACAGGCGACCCCGGAAGTCGCGGCTGTGTGGGAACCAGATGGCCGGATAGTTCACCACCTTCGCAGCGACGTCCATCCGATCCCTCACGGAGATCGCCACGCCGCGCACAGACGCCTGCGCCTCGAACGCCTTGGCGCGCTTCTGGGTGTGCTCCTGACGTTGCTCCTTCGTCATCGCATCCCAGACGTCGGAGGGCAGGGACGGTGGGATCACCGTGTCGTCTGCAACCGGCAAACCAGGCAGCACCATACGAAGCTCACGGGCCTCCTCGATAAGGTCGAACATGCGCCGGTTGATACGCCAGGGCACCGCCTGGACCCGGTTGATGGCGTCCAGATCAGTCTGGCTCACGGATCTGCCCACAGCACCTGAATGCGCTGCGATCTGCCCGCGCACCAGCTGCGCACGGTGGATGATATAGCCTCCGCTGGCCTTCTCACCGTCGTACACCCAGGGGTTCGGTGGGCAGATCATCGGACGTAGCGGCGGGTGGGCCACCTCGGCCAGGGCCGTGATGTCCTCCACCAGCTCCTCGGTCTTCGCGGTGACTGTAACGCGAAGCTCCGTTTTACCGCTGCCAATGGAGAACGCCCCGGTGCTCAGGTAGTCAGCGTTAGGTTCAACCACACAGTTCAGCAGAGCGCCGCCCAGCATGATGCTGTCGATCTTCCCGAGTCGATCCATACGGACCATCTCGATCTTCTTACGCCACTTAGACCACGTCCTCCGGTCGAGGTTTGGATACCGCTTGCGCAGCCGCAGAAGCAGCTCTCCCTTGGTGTCTTCCTGATCCTTCTCCCAGCTCTCGAACTCGATCTGATCCTGAACAACACCCGCAATGCTGCTCGCGATGGACAGCACACGGGCCTGCATGACGACTGCTGCACCCTCGAAGACGCCCCGTAGAACACCCGCGATAGCGATGAATGCCAGCTTCTCGGTGCTGAGCGTAAGCATGTGCCACTCCCAGTCATGCCGTCGCCGGCCCTGCGGCAGGCTGTCTTCAAGGGACTGCTTCAAGCCGTCGATGGCCTTAACCGCGCCGGGCATCAGAGTCTTCATGAGCCGCTTTCCGGGGGCCAGTTCGAGCACATCCCGAACCTCGGCCATGTCCCGATAGAGCTGCACCCCATCCGCCACAGTGGCCAGCTCAAAGCGCGCCTGGGCCTCCATCCGCCGAATGCGGTCTTCCTCGGAGTGTGCCAAAATTGTGCCAATCTTTGCGACACAATGCGGATTTTCAAATCTGCCGGGAAACTGCTCAACCATAACATGTCCTCTTCGTTAATATGGTGACAAAACAACGCGTTACTCGGCGGTGGATACTAGGAGATCTGTGGGTTGCCGGTGGAGGCCATAAGACTTTTAATCGAACGGCCGTGGGTTCGACCCCCACCGGGCTCACCAATTCGCCAAGAATGTTTTTGTAA